GGTACTGATGCTGGTTGTTCTCCTTCTGTTTGTCCTTGTTGTCCGGTTACTGGTACTGATGCTGGTTGTTCTCCTTCTTTTTTTCCCAGTAACCAGTCAGGCCATCCACCTATGAAACCTCCTCTTTTTTTTCCATATCTTTTTTTAGATCTGCGATGTTTTGTTCTTCTTAATTTTCGTTTTTGTACATATTTCTTTGATGCCATATATATACTATCTTAATATTTTTTTTTAAATTTTCTAAATCTTATACGTTCCGCATTTTTATCATATCTAGTTCCATGTAACATATTTTTAATATCAGCCAATGAGCTTAATTTACTATTGTTAGAAATTTTCAATGGAACCCATTTCTTAAACTTTGTATTATATACGCAATCCATTCTTAATTGTAATTCCAAATCCACATATTTATCCAAACGAACATCTTCAAATTCATCTTCATCATCACTTTCCTCTAAACTATCCAAATTAATATTTTCTTTAATATTTCTAAATAATGAATTCATATATACGCTTGATTTATAGGTTGGAATATATGCAACATCATATGTATGATTTATATCTCCTTCATGATAACAATACAAATGATAAATATCATTCTGAACATCTGCCATAACATTAAATGTAGCTCGCAATTTTCCCTGCTCACTTTCGTGACCTTTACGTTCTCTATAAGAAATAAATGCAGATTTATGGTAAAGTTTGTTCCAACATTGAATATCATAAATATCATAAATCAATTTCTTAGATTGTTCAACTATATTTGAATAACTATAATCGATAACTGGTAAAGAGATAATAATTTGATTTTGCAAATAAATCTGTTGTTGAATATCGTTCTTAAACATGTTTTGCAATATAGATAATTTTTTATGATTCTTAAATGTATTCGTTAATTCTCCCTTATACATATAAATATCTTGAACTATATAATACTTATAACCTTCATGATTAATCATTGTTCCATACAGTAAAGTACCAAAATGTAAATCATCATTATTAATAGTTAAAACTTTTTCTATTTGTTGAATATTATTTTCTCTATTAGTGGATAATAAAAAACAACAACGAGACTTATTATGATAAGTCATATACATAAAATATTTTCTACCATATGGAATAGCCATATAATAATCAAATTTCGAAGCTTTCGTATGATCAACATAATCATATGAAAGCTCTAAACTAGGAAAGCGATCAGCAATTTCTTTATATTCACGAGTATTATTCATAATACTATATATGGTATATTAACTTTATATGGTTTATCTAAATATATAAAGTTACATAAATGGCTGAGGTGCTTGTTGTATGGAATTATAACCTTGTTCGGATTTCATTTGTTCTTTTAAAAAATTCTTCAATTCATCTTTCATATCTTTTTTGCTAGCAGGTGGAGTTTGATTAACCTGTAGTTTCTCTCCTATAACTTTATACATGTCATTATAATGTTTTTGTTGATAATTTGTCATATCTTTATACAACGGATTTGTTAAATTATTTTGTAAAAAATTAAAAATATTGTGTATAAAATATATGATCATAAACGATATAATAAAAATATATAACATATATCCACTACCCATATATGTTTAATATATTTATTACACTAAATAAAAACGAATTTAGAAATATTTTAAAAATCGTTCGATATCTTCTTTAATAAAAGGGTTATTAATATCAGCATCGCTATAGGCAGCATATGTATCTTCAAATCGGAAATATAAATCTTTCAATTGTTTATCTTGATATAATTCTACAACTAAATATAATGGTGATTTTTGTTGAAAACTATAATAATATTGAATATAATCAACTGTGTCGTGATTACTAGAAATATGTGAAGGATCTTTATCTATTTTCTTAACAATAGATTTATCTAAAATAATAGATAAATTATTTATATAATTTTCAAATTTGTATATATCACCATCATGTATCATTATTTGATTTAAGTTATTTTTATTTTCAATTCTAAATATTCCTGAATCTGAATAAATATCTTTTACATCAACAATTTTGGAAATATATTTTTCAAGGTTTTTTAAGTTATTTAAATTAATATTATATAGATTATTATGAATATACAATTTCATTATATTAATTATAGTGAAACTATTTAAACCCATTTTTAATATTTACTTATGTCTATCAGTGGTATTATAGTAGAAAAAAATACTTCATTAAAAAATATTAAAATTAATGAAGTAAAAATAGAAACATTGGGTAAGAAATGCGGATTTAAAAAATTAGACGATTTTGAAGTACAACATACATTTAAAACTAAATTTAATAAAGAAAAATATACAATTGAGGTATATGGTAAAGTAAATGGAAGAGCAAATAATGAAAATAAATATGATTATCCTCCACCAATAGATAATACATTGTTTTTCGGAAATATGTTGCTATTATGTAAAATAAATGATGTATATGCAAGTCCCAATGATTTTAACAGTGATGTATGGAAAAAAATATATACAAGATTATTTGGTGGATTTATTGATTTAGATAAATGTGAAAAGGAAGACGACGAAGAAGAGGATGAATTAGATACAATTCCAGATGAAATGAAAACAAAAGAGGGTTATTTAAAAGATGGATTTATAGTAGACGATGAAGAAAGTGTTGATTCACACGCTGTATCTGTAGAACAAGAAGGTGTTAATTTAGATGATAATAGTACCAATGATTTATTAAGTGAAAGTTCAACAATTGACATTGATTCAGAGCTATCAGAAGAGGAATATATGTTATACAGTGACGATGAATAATAAGTAAAAAAATTGATTTAAGAATTCTATTAATAGTATAGTAAAAGATGTATAATATTAATAATCCCGATACCTTCAGAGAAAATATTAGAAATCAATTTAATAAAACTTTAAAATCAAATAAAAAATCTACTAATCTAGAAATTGGAATTTTTAATTATTGTTTAAAAGAAGCAACTCAAAAGAAGATTATTCGTAAATGGGAAAACAAGTATTTTGTACAATTGTATGTAGATAGATTTCGTACTATTTATTTGAATCTTAAAAATAAAAACATATTGGATAAATTAATGAAAAATGAAATCGCTGCAGAAAAATTTGCATTCTTAACACATCAAGAAATGAAACCTGAAAAATGGGATAAATATATTGATGCAAAAATTAAAAGAGATAAATATAAATTTGAAAATAATATGGAAGCATGTACAGATTCATTTACATGTCGTCATTGTAAATCAAATAAATGTAGTTATTATCAAATGCAAACCAGATCAGCAGATGAACCTATGACTACATTTGTATCATGTATTACGTGTGGTGCGAGATGGAAATGCTAATGCATCTATATCTATTAATGGTGCAGCATAATTACCTGTATAATTTTTATGATGATTTCCGTGTTTTTTAGGAGATACTAAAAATGGTAACCAATTTATTTTTTCAAGTGCTGAGCTATGAATTATTGAATTTAGTATTGAAATAGTTAAAATACTACAATTTATTGTAGTTACATTGGGTTGAAATAAATACATGCCATACAAAAAAGGTAGTACATACATAATTTGAAATTCTAAAAATGATACAGCATTACCTATACTAGGAATATTCTGAATAAATAGATGATGAAAATTGTGAATAAAACGTATAGCATTTATTTTATGTACCATAGAATGCATACCAAAATACATAATATTATGTGTTAATAATATTCCACTGTATTTTAAGATCTGTAAATTATTAGATTGTATATCAAGTAAATAATTATAAGCAATAATATAATTAAATCCCGATATAAATAATAAATTCATATATAAACTTCTTAATCCTTGAATATATAAATCAGTTTTTTTCTGCATATAAATAATTAAATTTTCTTTATCGATTGTAAAATCAAGTATATGTCCAAATAATATTGTAAAGCTACCTAATAAATAAACATTTATTAGTGGTTCTAAAAGATATAAATCCATTATAAATTATATATAAAATTTTTATATATATAATTCTAAATATATATTTATTACTATTAATATCGGTTACAAATAATAAGCTGTATTAATTGTTACGTCATTCCAAATAGATAAATATATCAACTATATATTATTATAATTATTCACTGTTATTTCATCCACCATTCTTATTTCCACGGAATGCATTTACTATGGCTTTAGATGTGGATCACATTCCTCCTTTATGTTTATTGCGGCGAGTATATTTACGTTTTTTGTAATTTTGTCTTTTACTTTTTCGAATACCATTTCTTTTTGTTTGTTTTTTTGGCATATATATATTGATTACATAAATATTTAAAGTTTATTTTTTTACTATTAATTATAATGACAAGTTTCTGTGAAACAACGAAAAACTTCAATTGTTTTATTGATAATAATGAATTTGATAATTTATTAACAGAATTAACAAAAACAACAATGATAAATGAACCAGAATTGCTAGAAGTATTACCATTATTGCTTGAAAAAATAGGAGATTATAAATTTTCAGAGAAAGCAACACGATGTGGAGAAGTAATTATTTCAAAAATGAATCCTTTCGCAATGAAAGCGTATATGAATATTTTATACGAAGGTCTAACTTCGTTAAAGTGGCAAATAAAAAAGGCATCATTAATATTGTTAGGATCTCTTGCAAAACATCAAAAAGAAATTGTAAAATATAATTTACCAAATATGATATTAAAATTAATAACTATGGCATCTGATGTTAAAAAGGATGTAAAAGAACAAACAAAAATATGTTTTGAAGAATTATGTAGTGTAATTGATAATGTAGATATTATTAAAATTATTCCTAGTGTTATAAAGGGATATATGGAACCAGTGAAATATACAGAAGCTTCATTAGATTGTTTAGTTGCTACTAGTTTTATCAATGATGTAGATATGCCTACATTAGGATTACTTGTTCCAGTATTAACTAGAGGTATGCGTGAAAAAAAAGTAGCAAATCAACGTCGTGCAGCATTAGTAATTGGAAATATGTGTAAATTGGTAAATGATCCAAGAACCGCATACGAATTTTATCCAATATTAAAACCAGTACTAGAAAAAGGAATAGATGAAATAGCAATAGAAGAAGTACGTAAAGTTTGTGAGAATTCACTAAATACATTACAACGTGTATCTAGTGAAGCAACTACTATTAGTGATAATGTTATTAGTATAGATGAATTAAAAACTTTAATTAAAGAAAAAACTATATCTCATCTTGATAAATTAATGAATAATAATTTATTAAACCTAATAACATTATGTTGTCATGGATTAGTATTATCAAATAATAGAAAATTTGAAGATTGGAATTCATGTATGCATGATTATTTTTTACATTTATGGGATACAAATGATAATATGAATCAAATAATTAAAGAAATATATGAAAAAGGAATTGAAAATTTAACACCCGATAGAGTTGATCCAGAAGATGAAGAAGAAGATTTATGTAATGCTCAATTTTCATTGGCATATGGTACTCGTGTTCTATTACATCAAACACCTTTTAGAGTAAAAATTGGAAGAAAATATGGATTAGTTGGTCCAAATGGTGCTGGTAAATCAACATTGATGAAATCTATTGCTGGTGGTAATTTAGAAGGTTTTCCAACAGATCTAATTACTATATATGTTGAATGTGAAATTATTGGAGAAAAGGCAGATATGACTGTACTTGAATATATTATGACAGATGAAAAAGTAATTAAGCATGGATGTAAAGAAGAAAAGGTAAGAGATATGCTTACGTCTATGGGATTTGGTGTATCAAGAACTGCGGCAGCAATTGATGGAGGTGTATCAACATTGTCTGGTGGTTGGAGAATGAAATTAGCATTGTCACGTGCCATGTTGTTAGAACCAGACATGTTATTATTAGATGAACCTACAAATCATTTAGATCAATTTGCAGTTAAATGGTTGACTGAATATATTCAAAACTTACAAAAATGTACATGTCTAGTTGTTTCGCACGACACTACATTTTTAGATAATGTATGTACTAATATTATTCACTATGAAAATTTGAAATTAAAATCATATAAAGGAAATTTATCGGATTTTGTTAAACAAAAACCGGAAGCAAAAGCATATTATGAATTATCGTCAGATACTACATCATTTAGTTTTCCTGAACCAGGACCATTAGATGGTGTTAAGTCTTTAACAAAAGCAGTATTAAAAACTAAAGGAATTCATTTTCAATATCCTGTTGCACCATTACCACAATTAATTGATGTATCTATTCAATGTTCGTTGGCATCTCGTGTGGCGGTTGTTGGTGTAAATGGTGCCGGAAAATCTACATTAGTTAAATTAATGGTAGGTGAATTAGAACCAGACCAAGGAACCATTGAAAAACATCCCAATTTACGTGTTGCATATGTAGCACAACATGCGTTTGCACATATTGAAGATCACTTAGAAAAAACACCGGTTGAATATGTTATGTGGAGATATAGAGGAGGTATTGATAAAGAAATGACACAAAAAGATTCAGTTACAATGACAGATGAAGAAATTAAAGCTATACGTAAAAAGGCGAAAGAGGAACAAACAGGAATAGTTGAAGAAATTAAAGGACGTAGAACAGGTAAGCGTGAGCATGAATATGAAGTGATATGGGAAGGTATTGGTCGTGAAGATAGTTGGCATAGTAGAACTGAATTATTACAAATGGGTTATAAAAAGATGTTAGATGAAAAAGATGAACAAATTGCAATGGAATCTATGCTTGGACAACGTAAATTAACAACTGGTGAAATTCAAAAACATTTTGATGGATTTGGTTTAGAACCAGAATTTGCACAACATACACGTATGAATGCTTTATCTGGTGGTCAAAAAGTAAAAGTCGTATTAGGCGCGGGTTTATGGAATTTACCTCATATTGTTATTCTTGATGAACCTACTAACTTTTTAGATAGAGATTCATTAGGGGCATTAGCAACAGCAATCAAAGAATTCAAAGGAGGTATTTTTATGATTTCACATAATGCCGAATTTTATGAAGCGTTATGTCCTGAAAAATGGATTTTAGAATCTGGTAGATTAACAGTGATGGGAGCCGAATGGATGGAAGAAGTAGAAAAGGCACGTAAAAAGGCAGAAAAATTAGCTAAAAAAACGTTGAATTTTGATAAAGCAAATGCAGAAGCAAAAGTAGATGCATCAGGTAATATCATTGAAGAAAAGAAAGGAGATAATATAAAAGATATGAATGATAAGGAGAAAAAGAAAGAAATAAAAAATCTTCAAAAACAAATAAAAGATGGACGTAAAAAAGGATCTCTAAGTGCTGAACAAATTATGGACTTAGAGGATCGCTTAGAACTATTAAAAGAAAATTAAATAATATAATATGTAATTATAATTTTGTATTATATTATTATAACAATAACTCAAGATCTTTAATTTTCCAATACTCACATGCTCCATTTGGTAATGGTCTTTTAATAATAAAAGGAATTTTCTTTTGTTCTAATTCCTTTACTGCAATTAAATAAGGATCAATTATACTTTTATCTAATTCAATTAATGGAAGACTTCCATTTTCTATTTGTTTAGCACGTAATCCAAGTACGCGTGCTTTTTCGTATTTTGTTAATATAGGTACAGTTTTATGTAATTCGTCATTTATACCGTAATTATTTATACCTGTAATTTTACTCAATGTCTCTATTTCATCATAATTATTCTGCATCAAATTTGAATGATATTTCATAATATAATCTTGTTTTAATTCACTATCTATTTTTTCAAAGTAACTATCATCATAATCATCGTCACTATCTTCTGATATATTAATATCTATATTATCATTAATATTAGTAATTTTATTACTTGTATAATTTTCATCATCTTCATCTAAATCTAATCCATCAATATCACTATCATCCTCATTCTCTTCTATATCATCTTCGTCTTCATCATCATCGTCCATATCATCATCTTCATCTTCATCTCCGTCATCTTTCAATGCTAATTTCATTGGTTTTTCTTTTTTTGCTGTTATTTTATCAGTAACATCTTCTATTTCACTTTCATAATTTTCATTAATACTGTCGTTATCAGATAAATACTCACTTGGACTATCCATATTATATATTTATATACTAATACTTTATATAATATTTCAATTTTATTATAAATTTTATTTAATTAAGATGAAATATCACTTTTCCATGCCATATCACACCCTGTACATAAATAAATATATTTCATTTTATTTTCATCATATCTAATATATAAAATATCATTTTTTTCTTCATTAT